CCGCTGAATGTGCGGAGCAATTCACCGGATTTTGAATACATTCCAACGGGCCTTTTGATGGAATCGGTATATCGCTTCAACTGTGCGGATTTTTCCTTGAGATATTCCGGATTTTGTAAGCGCTTCTTTTGTAACGTACTGGATCGGCGCGACATCATTTTCCGGTATTCAGGGTCTTTCCACATGGACGCGTTCATATCCTTCATAAAATCGGCGTAAGTCGTGGCACGAACCATGTTATATCCTTCATCAACAGCGTGAAGCGCTTCGATGTGGTAGCGTTCACGTTCGCGCACAGTATCACGGGAGCAAAGCTCCAGGATTTCAACCTTGAACGCTTCCCAACCGTATTTCTGAATGTCCCTTCCGAGTTCTTTATTCGGGTTGCGTTCGTGAGAATATCTGTGATACTTCATGCGCGCTTTGAGATTGAATGTGCTTCCGACGTAAAACCGGCCCGTGATTGTGTTTGTGAGTTTGTACACACAGCAGATTTTTTCCATGATGTTCACCTCCAGACACATTCTATCAAAATACGGAATGAATTGCAAGCACTATTTGTAAAAGGTCAAGAGACTAACGCTGATGAGTGTAAGCGTGTAGGCGGGAGGATGAGTTACCCGCCCAAATGCGAGGCCGGGGAAACCCGGAAGATATAGTCCAATCCCCGTAGCAATGCGGGACAGATTGATAAATTGCAGGCATTTTCCGCTGTTGTTCGTGCCGGGCGTGACGGTGATCCGTGATCAGCCGCAGCCGCAGGAGATCAACGACCGAATCTATCAGGAAAGCCAGAAGCAGCGGGCGTTGGAGCGCGAACTTCGGCGGGCAAAGTTGAAGGTTGAAGTTGAAAAGGCGCGCGGGGCCAGCGAGGAAGAAATCAAGGCCGCGCGGGCGAAGGAACGCCGGGCCAGCGCGGACATACGCCGATTCTGTGAGCAGACCGGGCGAAAGCGCAGGCCGGAGCGGGAATACCGGCCCATCAACGCGACATGGCCGGACAAAGACAGCTATAACGCCGCGGACTTCCCAACGGCGATGAAGGACATGATAACGGCACATTACAGGGGGTGAACGCTATGAAGTGCAGTCATCCGGTACAATACCGGATCGGTGGGCGGCTGATATGCCAGATTTGCGGGGAGACCATCGAACCGCAGGAGCCGCCGCACGAAGAACCGACGGAGCAGGCCGAAAAGCCGAAGAAGAAAAAGAAGAAGACCGATGAATGAGCCGCCGCGAGGCGGTTTTTTCATACACTGCCCGGCGGGGCGTTAAACACGCGGACGGCCTATCACTCTAACAGGCCGCAAAAAGGAGGGGTATAACGTGGGAAACATCTTTACCAGGAAAGCCGTGGACGAAATTCTGAGAAACGAGAACCTGACGCCGGAAGAGCGGCTGGAACGCATGATGGCGCTTCAGGGCAGGGCGCTGGACGAGGGGTATGTCAGCAAGACAGCCGCGCAGGAAGCGCGCGAGGCAGCGGTACAGGCCGCGAAGGACGAAGCGCTGAAGAGCGTAAAGACCCCCGATCCCAAGGACAGCGAGGAATACAAGGCGCTGGCGGGGCAGTTTGAGACGTATAAGACGATGCAGACCGCCCGCGCGTCCGAAGAATTCAGCGAAGTCAAGCCCAAGTTTTTCGAGACGGTATACGGCATGGTGAAGCGCGAGGACGGCGCGAAGCCCGTCAAGGAGCAGCTTGCGGACATTCGGAAGGAATACGAAGAATATTTTTCCGCGCAGCAGCCCGCCAACCCGAAACCCGCTTTCGGCGCGCCGCTGGAGGGCGCTATGCCCAAGGGCGACGAAGGCGCGCAGACGGCCTTTGAAAAGGCGTGGGGCTTTGTACCCCAAAAGAAAGGATGATTAAATTATGGCATTTGTGCAGACCAACGTGAACTACGCGGCGGAGTATAGCCGCGCGCTGGCGAACGCGTACCCGTATCTGTCCTACTTCGGCGAGATTTGGGGCGCGAACAACTCCAACATGTACCGTTCCGGCATCGGCAAGACGATGTATATTCCGTCCCTGACCACCTCCGGCGCGCGGGCGGCGAACCGCGACCAGATCACCGGCACGTTCAACCGCAACTGGAACAACAACCTGCAGCCGGTCACCCTGGACATGGATCGCGAGTGGGATACCCTGGTCGATCCGATGGACATGGCCGAGACCAACGACGTGGCGACCATCGCCAACATCACCCGCACCTTCAACGAACAGCAGAAAGTGCCTAAAATTTGGGCCGCCGCTTGAGTAATCGACGGTTGTAATCTCCTTAATTGCTGGAAACTCAACAGATTTGCGTCAACTGTTGACAATCAGCAGCCAAGCGTGATATAATGGTATTATCCTAAGATGGAACAGAGGGGATAATACCATGGAATGGAAACCCATATCAGGCTATGAAGGGCTTTATGAAGTATCGGACAGCGGGGACGTAAGAAGCTGTGACCGGTATATAAAGACCCAAATACGCCATGTAACGAGCCGATTGATTCACGGAAAGATGCTTTCCCAAAATACAAAATCGAACGGATATAAAACCGTTGACCTTTGTAAAAACGGGAAAGTCAAAACCACCTTGGTTCACCGTCTGGTTGCGGAGGCATTTTTGCCGAATCCTGACCGACTGGGCTTTGTAAACCATAAGGACAGCGACAGGACAAACAACAGCAAAAGCAACCTTGAATGGGTAACCGCAAGCGAAAACAGGGTACACGGCGTGAATCATGGCTTTGTGACCTTTTCCGCAAAATCGATATTGTGCGCAGAAACCGGAATTATTTTTGACAGACCGATGCTTGCCGCTGAATGGGTACAAGATAATTACCCCGGCAGGATAAACGGAACACTGAGAGTGGCAGCGCATAATATTGGATCAGCGTGCAAGGGAAGAACGCCAAAGGCATACGGGTTTACATGGATATATCACGAAGGTTCAACGACTATCCCGAAAGGGAGTAGGGCCAAGCGGCCCGAAATGGGAGACCCCTCCTGCGAGGGTGAAGATATAGTCTGATCTCTATGGCGACATAGAGCGGGGCAAGCATCCGAAAGGGTGCTTTTTTATTGCCCGGATGCGGAGCAGCGACCCGCATTGAACAGAAATGGAAATGGACGCCTATCTGGCGGCGAAACTGTACAGCTTTGTCACGCCCGATACCACCGCGCTGACCACGGACAACATCCTGACCACCTGGGACGGATACCTGGAGCAGATGACCAATGCCCGCGTGAACCGCGACCGCGTGCGCGCGTACATGACGCCCGGCACCTACAAGCTGCTGAAGGAAGCGGCGGGACTGACCCGCTTCGTTGACACCGGCGACGGCTTCCGTGGCGTTGACCGCAACGTGGCGCGCCTGGACGGCGTGAACATCCGCGAAGTGCCTTCCGACATCATGAAGTCCGCCTTTGACTTCAGCGAAGGCTGGACGGCCGCGGGTACCGCCAAGCAGATCAACCTGATCCTTGTTGATCCGGACGCCGTTGCCGCGCCCGTGAAATACGAGGTCTCCATGATGTCCGCGCCCACCGCGCAGAGCAAGGGCAAGTACCTGTACTACGAACGGTACTACTACGGCGCGTTCGCGCTGAGCAACCGCCTTGGCGGCATCATCGTCAACGCCGCGCAGTAAATAACGGACGGAGGCGGCAAGTATGGCATACCTGACGTATGATGAATATCAGCAGATGGGCGGCACGATGGCGGAGGCCGGTTTTCCGCTGGCCGAACTGAAGGCGCGCAAGCGAATTGACGCGCTGACGCAGGGCCGCGTGGCCGGAATGGCGGAGGTTCCCGAAGAGGTGAAAGCCGCCATGATGGAGGCGATCAGCGTGGACGGCGCGTTCAGCGCCTCCGCGCAGGCGACCGCGCCGCTTGCCGCTTCCTTTTCCACGGACGGTTATTCCGAAAGCTACGGCAGCGCGGAGACGCGCACGGCGGCGATTGAAAAGCAGTTGACGGCGGACATCATGACGCTTCTTCAGGGCGTGCTGGACGACAACGGCACGCCGCTGCTGTACGCGGGCGTGGCGACGGCGGGCGACGCCGTATGGGGGGTGTGGCCGTGAGGCTGTGCGACGAAACCGTGACGATCTTCAACGCGCGCCTGAACCCGGAAATCGGCTATGAGGAATACCATCCGACCGTGCTGACCGGCGTTTCGTGGTATTCGACGGTGGCGGCGAATGTAGACAGCGGCGGCCTGAACGCGGCGAGCGTGTACACGATCCGCATACCTGCGAACGTGGATGCGGGCGGCAAAGAATACGCCGACCCGATGGAATACGCGGACGGCGACGCGGCGGAGTTGTGGACGATCAACCAGGGCGACGTGATAGTGAAGGGCGCAGTCACCGAAACGGGGCTGACGCCCGTACAGCTCATGCAGCGCTTCGGGGAAATCGTGACCGTACTGGCCGTGACGGACAACCGGCGCGCACCCAACGCGCCGCACTGGCGGGTGACGGGCAAATGACGGTTGTATCGCGGCTGGACTGGGCGACGGCGGATGAGCTGATTGCCAAATGCGGCTTGCAGATTGGCGGGCCGGTACAGAAATACATTGACCAACGCGTGATTGATTTAAGCCTGCCCTATGTGCCGATGGTGACCGGCGCGCTTGCGGCCAGCGCCAACACGCACAGCGAAATCGGCAGCGGGGAAATCGTATACGATACGCCATACGCGCGGTATCTGTACTATGGCGTGGTGGTGACGGACGAAGACGGCCGGACGTGGGTCGGCGCGGGCGAACATAAACCCGTCGTGACCGACAGGCCGCTCCAGTACGACACCAGCGCGCACCCGCAGGCGGGCGCTTTCTGGGCCGACCGGATGAAGGCCGACCACATGAATGATCTGATCCGGGAGGTGCAGGCGTTTGTCAACCGAAAATAACACGGGCAATCTCCGGGCATGGCTGCGCACCTGCCCGGCAGTCGCCCAAAACCGGCGCTTCGGGGCTGATTACCTGGGCGACGGGATCAACGAATACGCTGTCATGTCCGTGCCGTCCGTGCTGGCATATCGGGAGAATATCCTCGGAAAGAACGTTCTGCGCCCCGTGCAGGTGCAGAACTTCATCCTTGCCAGCAAGGACGCGTACAGCGCGGACGTGCAGCAGAACCTTGCGAATCTGAAATTCTATCAGGACGTTTCCGCGTGGATTCTCGCGCAGAACGACGCGCAGACCTTCCCCGCCTGGGAGGGCGGCGAAATCCGGTCGATTGTCCCGACGATCACCGGCGCGCCGATCCAGACCGGGGCGAACGTGGCCCGGTATCAGATTCAGATTCGCGTGACCTGGCGAGTTACGCAATAAGAAAGGATGATTGAGTATGTCTGAAAAAATGGCACGCAAGCTGATGGCGCACTTCGTAGACAGCACCTTCGGCGGCGAAACCGCGTCCTGGTATCGCCTGGGCGAGGATTTCGAGGAGTACAGCGTCGAGATGAACCCCGACGTGGAGACTTCGAAGAATATCCTGGGCAATACCACCTTCACCCACAACGGCTACGAGATCAGCGCGGACGGCGATCCGTTCTACGCCCGCGAGGGTGACGCGCTGTTCGAGAAGCTGCAGACCATCATCGACACGCAGGCGCAGTACACCGGTCTGAAGACCAAGGCGCTTGAGGCGCATCTGTGGGATGCCGGGACGACCGAGGGCACGTACAAGGCGTTCACGCAGGACTGCTACGTCGTGCCGACCAGCTACGGCGGCGATACCAGCGGCTACCAGATTCCGTTCACGGTGTACTATGTAGGCGACAAGACCGCCGGAACGTACAACCTGAGCGCGGGCACCTTCACGCCGACGACCTGATTGATCTTGACGGCGGGGGGCTGAAACACGCCTCCCGCCTTTTTGCACATGAACACGGAAAGAGGCCGTAAGGGCGACCAGCCAAGAAGCAAGGAGGAATAATACAAAATGGCGAATGAAATTCGGGCAATGGAAATTCGGGTGGACGATGGTTCCCGGCGCGTGCCGATCCGGAACACGAACGGGGACGAAATCGGGGTATTCATTTTCCGCCCCACCGATTTGGGCATCATCGACCGCTTCAACGCGATGGCAGACGAATTCGACAAGATCACCGAACCGCTGGAGAAGGTCAACGTGAAGCCGGACGGCACGGCAGACGCGACGGACGAAGAACAGGTGAAAGCCCTGCATGAGGCCGAGGAGCGGCTGTTCAAGGCAATCGACAAGCTGTTCGACGGCAACGCGGCGGAGGCGTTCTTCGGGAAGATGCACCCGTTTAGCCCGGTCGGCGGCAAATTCTATGTCGAGATCATGCTGGAAGCGGTACGTGAATTCATCAACGGCGAATTCGACGCCGAAGCGAAGCGGATTGACGCGCGCGTCGGCAAGTATACGAGGAAATACAAGAAATGATTTTCGATCTGCCGAAATCGCTGGAAATCGACGGCGAGGAGTGGGAAATCCGCACGGACTACCGGGATATACTGCGCATCCTGCTGGCGTTTGAGGACGCGAACCTTGAGGACGCCGAGAAGCAGTATGTGTGTATGTTTATCCTGTATGTTGACTTTGAACGGATTCCCCCGGCGAAGTATGAAGCGTTTCTGCGGGCGGCGATTGAGTTTATCGATCACGGAGCCGGGAAAAACGACCGGCCCGGCCCGCGCACGATGGACTGGGAACAGGACGCTGACATCCTGTTCCCGGCCATCAACACGGTCGCCGGGTACGAGGTGCGGGGCGTCGATTACCTTCACTGGTGGACGTTCGCCGGGTATTTCATGGAAATCCGCGAGGGCGTGGCGTCGACGGTGCTGAACCTGCGAAGCAAAAAGGCGCGGGGGAAGAAGCTGGAAAAATGGGAGCGGGAATTCTGGCAGCAGAACAAGGAAATCTGCCAACTGCACGTCCGCGAAACGGACGAACAGAGGGAAGAGCGGGACAGGCTGAACGCGCTGCTTAACGGCGCTGGCAAATAGATGAAAAGGGGGTGGCGGGTATGGCTGAACACGGCGACGGCGCGATCATCATTGACACGAAGCTGGACAACAGCGGATTCGCAAAAGGCAGCGCCGAAATGAAAAAAGCCATGGACTCGCTGACCGACACGGCAAAGGAACTGACGGCGACGGTAACGGACGCGGTGCGGGAGATGGGAAAGGCAACCAGCGGGGCGGCGGCGGAGACAGAGAAAGCTTCCGCGACCAGCACGCGCACGTTGAGCGAAGTGCGCGCAGAGCTGGAAAAGACGCGCCGGAAATGGGACGAACTGTTCGCCCGGCAGGAAAAGGCGCTGGCGCTGGGAGACGACACCGATTCGCGCGGCTTCCGGGCGCTGGACTATGATATTGAACAGGTCGGCGAGCGCATCCGCGTGCTGGAAGAGGAAGAGACGCGGCTGGCGGCGGCAGAGGCGCAGGCAAACGCGCAGCGCGTAGCCGGGATCGGCAGTCTTGCGGATTCGGCGGCGGCAGCTTCGAGGTATTCCGACGCGCTGACGGAGATCGAGCGGGCGACGGTGCGCGAAACGCGCGGGATGCGCGTATGGTCGACGCTGAAGGGCGGCGTGACCGGCGCGCTGAACGGGATCAGGGACGGCGCGGTGCGGGCCGCGCAGGGCTTTGCGACGCTGGGTCAGAGCGCGGACAGGGCGCACGGAAAGCTGAACGTGAAGCGGATTTTGATGTATTCGCTGTGCATCCGTTCCATGTATTCGCTGGTGCGCAAGGCCAAGCAGTATTTTTCGGAAGGGTTTGGCAATTTGGCGAAATACAGCGCGCCGGTAAAAAGCGCGATGGCGTCTATCAATGGGGCGCTTGGGACGCTGAAAGGGAGCCTGGCGACGGCGTTTGCGCCGATTTACACGGCGGCAGCGCCCGCGCTGACGTATCTGATTAACCTGTTGGCGCAGGCGGCAAACTATGTCGGGCAGCTATTCGCGGCGCTGACCGGGCAGACGTCGTACATGAAAGCCGTATCGTCTGGCGTTTCCGACATCGGCAGCGCGGCGGGCAGCGCGGCGGGCAGCGCGAAGAAACTCAGGCGCGAGCTGGCCGGCTTTGACCAGCTTGAAATCCTGTCTGACAACTCCGGCGGCGGCGGAGGCGCGGGCGGCGCGCTGGGCGCGATGTTCGAAGAAAGCCCGATCAGTCAGGCGATCGTGGGATTCTCCGACGCGATCAAGACGGCGCTGGAGGACCAGTTCAGCAAGATCGGCCTGATTATCGCGGGCGGCGCGGCGGTCATCGGCGCGATACTGACATTTACCGGCGCAAACGTGCCTTTGGGTCTTGCCATGATGATTTCCGGCCTTTCGGCGGGGTTTGCAATGATTGCCGTGAACTGGAAGGACATGCCGGACGAACTGCGAAAAACGATAACGATTATTGAGACCATATTGGGTGGCGCGCTGATGGCAATCGGCGCGATCCTTGCGCTTAGCAGTACACATGTTGCGCTTGGCATCGCTTTGATGGCGGCGGGCGCGGTGACGCTGGTAAGCGCGGTTGCAATCAACTGGAATTATATCACGGAAAAATTGCGTGGGCCAATTGGAGCTGTGGTTGCGCTTGTTGGCGCCGCATATTTAATGCTTGGAATATTGGCGATTGTCGGCGGACATATTCCGCTGGGCCTTGGCCTGCTGGTTGCTGGCGCGGCGGGCATGGCGGCGACGGTAAGCGCGAACTGGGAAATCTTGGAAGAAAAACTAACAGGGCCGATTGGCGTAATTACTGGCATCATCTCAGACGCGTTTCTTGTTCTTGGTATACTGCTGCTGGTTGCCGGGAACATTCCGCTTGGCCTTGGGCTGATCCTCGCGGGCGCCACTGGTCTTGTAGCCGCAATTGCGCCAAACTGGGACAATATCGTACAGTTTGGCAAAGACGTGATTCAGTGCATCAAAGACGGCCTGCTTGCCGCGTGGGAAGGGATTTCCGGGTGGCTGGATACATATATTTTCCAGCCGTTTATGTCGGCTTTCAAGTGGTTGTTCGGCATCAATTCGCCGTCAACGGTCATGTCGGAACAGGGCGGATATATGATTGACGGCCTGCTGGGCGGCATGGAAACGGGAATGAACGGGATTGCCGGATGGATTAAGAAAATTATCGTCGACCCGATTCTTGCCGGGCTGGGCGGTCTTTTCGGCTTCGGCGAAAAGGAAGACAAGACGGAAACGTATTATACCGTATACGTGAAGCTGGCAAAATCCGGATGGACAACCGTTTCTAACTGGGTAAAAGAACAGGACAAGACAACGCCGACCGTCAGCATTGCCGCGAAGATCACGACACAGACGCGGGCGCTATTCAGTACCTATTTGTCGGTCTGGAGTCTGAGCAAACCGACGCTTCCCATGCAGGCCAAGATTATCACGACGCCGAAAGCGCTGTGGGACAGCATGTCGGCGGCGCGGACGGCGCTTACACAGCAGTATACGGTACAGCTAAAGGGCCGCATTGTCAGCACAGCGAAGAACATTTGGGACGGCATGACAACCGCGCGGACGGTGCTTGCACAGCAGTACGCAATGCCGCTGAGCGCGAAGGTCACGACGCCCGCAAAGACGCTTTGGGCCAGCCTGATGACGGCGAAAACGCTGCTTGCACAGCAGTATTATTTGTCGTTGAACGCGAAAATCGTAACGGCGGCGAAAACGCTTTGGGCCAGCACGACCACAGCGCGGACAATGCTGACACAGCAGTATTTTATTCCGCTGAACGCGAAAATCACAACCCCCGCAAAAACACTTTGGGCCAGCACAACCACGGCGCGGACGGCGCTTTCGCAGCAGTATTATATTCCGTTGAGTGCGAAGATCACGACGGCGGCGAAAACACTTTGGGCCAGCATGACAACGGCGCGGACGGCGCTTTCGCAGCAGTATTTTGCAGAGCTGAAAGCAAAGATTGTCAGCAGCGCAAAAGACCTTTGGGCAAGCCTTACAACGGCGCGCACGCTGTTGAAATCCGCGTATGCCGTAGACTTGACCGGCAAAATCAATATTGACTTCAATGCCGCCGCAAAAGACCTTTGGGATAAATTTGTATCGGCATGGGACAAGGCAAAAAAGGATTTGACGGTGACTGTTGTCGCAAAAACGAGCGGATTTGACATTACCCGCACTAGCGGCGGCGGGAGCACGCGCGGCGGCGGCGCGGGAGGTTCGTTTATCGTAAAAGCCCGCGGCGGCATCATCCCGGACGGTATGCGCGGCATGGTGAAGAACATTCCGCAATACGCGCGCGGCACGCTTGCGGCGCACGGGACGATGTTCGTTGCCGGTGAAAACGGGCCTGAGATCATGGGACACATCAACGGAAAGACGGAAATATTGAACCGCAGCCAGATTGCGGCGGCGATGTACGCGGCGACGACGCGCGCGCTGCATAACGTGCAGTATCGCGCGCCCGCGATGGCGAGCGGCAGCGTCCTGCCATACGCGGTGGCGGCGCAGTATGCGCGGGAGACCGAGCGCCTGCAAAACACCATCGAGGCGAGCAACGAGGACATGACACAGGCTGTCATCGGCGCGATTTCCAGCGCGGCGCTGGCGATTGTCGGCGCGGTGCAGAAATACGGCGGCGGGGACGGCGGCTTCGGTGGCCTGAACGCACAGAACGTCATCGACGAAATCAACCGCCGGACGAACATGTACAACCGCTCGCCGTTGAAGGGGTGATGATATGGCAAGGCCGACATTGGTCATCAACGGACACGACTATACCGAATACGTGGCCAGCATGGAACCGACATATAACGCGCTGGACGCTGAAGGCAGCGGGCGCGACGTGCAGACCGGGCAGATGTTCCGGACGGTGGTCGCGAAGAAGGAATCCTATAACGTCAGCATGGCGCGGCTTCCAGCGGCGCTCCAGGTGCAGCTTATCGCCGATCTGATGACGAACGGATTTAATCAGGTGACTTTGCTTGATCCGGTGACGAACACACAGCGCGTGAAGACGATGTACACGTCGGCGGTGACGTGCGGCAGTATGCGATACGTGAAGGACACGGGCGACACCATGTATGATGGCGTCGCCTTTTCGATGATCGAGAGGTGACGCGGATGCAGGCGACGGACGCGACGTGGGCGGCGCTTGTAGCGTCAGGGGATTTCATGGTGGAAACGGTGGCGGAGATCGGCGGCGTTGAATACGCTTCGATTTCCGCGCCGGTTATCGAGCGCGGATTGATGGAGGGCGGGCTGACGATCGGCAACGTTTGCGCGGCGTCGATGCGGCTATCCATCCGCACAGAGGATGAAATCGAACGCGGGGCGGCGGTGATCCTGAAAAACCGCCTGACGGACGGCGAAACGGCGAGCGGCTGGGTGACGCAGGGGACGTTTTACATCTCCCGGCGGACGCGCGATCCGGTGACCGGGCTGATTGCATTGGAATGCTATGACGGGATGCTGAAGGCCAACGCGGCCTATCCGCAGACGGGCAGCTATCCGAAGGCCATGGCGGACGTGGTTGCAGAAATCGCGCTAACGATGGGAGTGACGGTGGACAGCCGGACGGTGATCCGTACAGGCGATGATTTTATGGTGCCGCTTCCGGACGCGAATACCAGTATGCACGACGTGCTGGCGGGTATCGCGGGCGCGCATGGCGGGAACTGGATCATCAGCCCGGCGGGCGAATTGCGGCTTGTACGGATGAACGAAAGCGGCGGCGCGGTGGACGTGATCGGCATTACCGGCAGCGTGACGATTGGGAAAGCGCAGACCATTACAGGCTTGCGCGTACAGACCGACACGGGGCCGCAGATGTACGGCACGGACGACGGCGCGGTGATATCGACCAGCACGCCATACCTTACACAGGGCGGCGTTGAGTGGCTTACGTCGTGGCTGCTTGGCATGGCATATCAGCCATATGCGCTGGCTGGGGCGATCTATGACCCGGCGGCGGAGCTGGGCGACAGGTTAACCAGCCGCGAGGACGTGGCGAGCGTGCTGGTAACGGAGAGGGCCGCGTATAACCTGGCGTTTCGAGGCGAGCTTGGCGCGCCAGATACGGCGGAGATTGAAGACGAATATCCGTACATCGGCGCGACGGAGACGATGAAGCAGGAAATCCGGCGGCTCAATCGGATTGTGGCCGACAGCGTGACGACAGAGGAGCTGGACGCGGTGAACGCGCGGCTGAACAATCTCAGCGTCGACGACATCCGCGCGGGCGTGATCCATTCGGCGGACTACGCGGTGGAGCAAATTCCGCTTCTGTATCCGGCGGCGGACGTATACCCGGCGGGTGACATATACCCGTCCAACGGCGAATACGTGACCAGCGGCTTCGCGATTGACTTTGGAACCGGGCAGATTTACGGCGGCATTTATTCGGGCGAGATGGACGCGATGAAAGCGGCGATACAGGCGCTTCAGGCGGCGGTTGTGACGCTTCAGAACCAGCTTACCTACCCGAAGGCATAAAGGAAGGACGGTGCGGATATGGCATATACCCCATATTATTCCGGAGGATGGCAAAACAACGAAGAAGGCGGCACGCCGATCAACGCGGCGGCGCTGAACCATATGGAAAGCGGGATCAGTACGGCGGTTGAGCGCACGGGCGACACGATGACGGGAAACCTGGTTATCCAGGGCGACATTTACCCGTCCGTTGGGTTGAAACCGACCAGGAGCGATAACACGATGGTTGGCATCGTCGAGGGATCGTACACGGGAACGGCGGCGCTGTCCATCTATGAGGACGCGAACGGTACCAACCGGCGCATGATCCAGGTGCAGTCCGCAAGCGCGGCGAGCAGCCTTGACAACGCAATCATGCTGCGCGACGGCGTGAACGGGACGATTACCAACTATCGCGTATTTCATGCCGGTATGGCGACGCCTGTCCCTGTAGCCAACGGCGGCACGGGCGCTAGCGACGCAGCGGGCGCGCGAGTGAACATGAACATCCGGGCGGGCCGCGTGACAGGCGTAACGCTGGCGGCGGGCGCGCAGGATTCGACGGCGGTAACGTTCGGGACGGCTATGCCGAACAATCAGTATGTGGTTGTGGTGACGATTTACGGCAGCTTTTCCGCGGCGATCAATGTACGTTACAGCACGGGCGGACAGACGGCGACGGGCTTTACGATGCGCTACGCGAACACAGGCAGCGCGAGCCAGTCCGGATTGATTTTTGACTGGATAGCGGTGGCAATTGGCTGACGGAGGCGCGGCGATGAATAACGCGAAGACGATATGGGATTTTCTGATCACGAAAATCCGGAATCCTTACGGCGTGGCAGGATTGCTTGGCAACCTGTACGCCGAGAGCGGACTGAATCCGGAGAATTTGCAGAACAGCTATGAAAAGCGGCTGGACATGACGGACGCCGAATACACGCGGGCGGTGGACGACGGCAGCTATGCCGGATTTGACGATGACGGCGCGGGCTACGGGCTGGCGCAGTGGACGTACCCGGCGCGCAAGCACAACCTCCGGGCTTACTGCCTGGGCGCGGGGACGTCGATCGGCAGCCTCGACGCGCAGCTGGGATTCCTGTGGCAGGAATTGCAGGGCTATTCCGCGGTGCTGGCCGTGCTGAAAGGCGCGCGGAGCGTGCGCGAGGCGTCCGACGCGGTGCTGCTGAAATACGAACGTCCGGCGGACACGGGCGAGGCGATGCGGGCGCGTCGGGCAGAATTCGGCCAGCGGTACTATGACGAATTCGAGGCCGGGGCGGCGAAGGCGGAGCCGGTAAAGCGCACCGGGAAGGAATTCATGACGGCGGAGGAGCTGATCCGCTGGCTTCGGTACGCGGCGGGCGTGAAGAACATTTACATGTACGCGGCGTATGGATTTCAGGTCACCGACGCTACCATCGCGCGCAAAGCGCGGCAGAATCTCAACGGCTGGTACACGCCGGCGAACATCGCCAAACTGCGCAAAGTGGCGAACCAGACCCCGCCAACATGGGGCTTCGATTGCGTGAACCTGCTGAAGGGCATCCTGTGGGGCTGGCGCGGGGACGAGGCGAAAACCTACGGCGGCGCGGTATACGGGGCGCACGGCGTGCCGGACACGAACGCCAACGGCATGATTAAAAAATGCTACGACGTCAGCGATGACTTCAGCGGCGGTCTGGAGCCTGGCGAAGGCCTGTGGATGGAAGGCCACTGGGGAACGTACATCGGCGGAGGGCTGTGCGTGGAGTGCACAAGCCGCTGGAGCGACGGCGTGCAGGTGACGGCGGTCTGGAACCTGGGCCGGGTGTCTGGGTACAACGGCAGGAAATGGACGAAGCACGGGAAACTGCCGTGGATTTACTACGGCGAAGCGGCGGAGGACGAACCGGCTGCGCCTTCCGCGCCGGTCGCGCCTGCCGATCCGGAGCGGTCGCCGCTGTGGGCCTATCCGGGGCTGCTTCGGCGCGGCGCGAAGGGCGAGGCGGTCCGGCGGCTTCAGAGCGCGCTGAACCGGCTGGGCTTTGACGCGGGCGCGGCGGACGGCGTGTTCGGGCCGAAAACCGAAGCGGCGGTGCGAGCGTTCCAGCGAGCTGCGGGGATCGAGGCGGACGGCGAATTCGGGCCGGTGAGTTATGCGGCGATGGTGAAGAGATGGGAGGCGCGGTGATGGACATCGGAAAGATCTGGGACACGGTGCGCGGCATGTTCGCGGCGGCAGTGGGGGTGCTTGGCTATTTCGTGGGCGGCATGGACGGGATGCTGATCGCGCTGGTGGTGATGATGGTGCTGGATTACGTGACCGGCGTAATCTGCGCGATCTTCGACAAGACGCTGTCGAGCGCGGTGGGGTTTCGGGGAATCGTGAAAAAAGTCGTGATTCTGATGCTGGTCGGCGTAGCGAACATCCTGGACGTTCATGTGATCGGCGGCGGGTCCGCGCTGCGGGGCGTCGTGATCGGCTTCTACATCAGCAACGAGGGCCTGAGCCTGCTGGAGAACGCGGCGCACATCGGGCTGCCGGTGCCGGAGAAATTGAAAGCCGTGCTGGCACAGCTGCATGACCGCGAGAAGGGCGGAGGCGGCGGAGGCGGAGAGACAGGCGAATAAAAGGACCCGGGCGGAGGCTGTGAGGGCTTCCGTCCGGGTCCTTTTTGTTTTTGTGTCAGTCTTCCTCCGGGAAATCGTCCGGGAAATTGTAGACCTCGGTCGGGTTCCAGAGTTCATCGGAGTCATTAATCTTGAGGTCGCTGTACAGCCGCTCGGCGCTCCGGGTGTCGCCGTCCGGAACGGTCACATCGTAGCCCTCGACGGACAGGCGGCGCTTCTGCCGTTCCCGGCCGGTCAGGTGGGCGAAGGTGGAGCGCGTCAGCTCGAACGCTTCCTCTTTGGTCTCTGCGACCTCGACGAATTCGTCGTGGCCGTTGCTGTCCAGCGAGATCCAGATCATTTTCTTCATGGGGGTTCCTCCTTAATCAATCAGGTCGGTCAGCGGGACGCCGAGCGCGTCGGCGATCTTCTTGAGCGTGTCGAGTTTGGGATTCCTTCGGCCCGCTTCCCAGTCGCAGACCTGGGAGCGGGGCTTTCCGATCAGGCGGGCGAGTTCCGCTTGGGTAATGTGCGCCGCTTCGCGGGCGCGGGCGATGGGGGAGTCAGTCATTTATTCATTCTCCTTGACAAATGGTATTCAGACGTGATATACTGTCATCAGCGCCGCCTGCGCCCCATTCCCCACATCGGTGGGGGTGAACCGGGTAGTCGTGACAGACTGTTCACAGGCGGCGCTTTTTTTTATAACACCTCTTTTCCGTCGATCCAGTTCAGACTGTCCATGTTGACCTCGAGGCGGTCCTTCGCCGCGTAAATGCGGGCGACGTCACCGGAATCGATCGCGTTATCCAGCCGACGCTCGTAATTGCTGATATAGCGGATGTAATCCTCTCGCTTGTCGGCGGTCGGCGCGTTGATCCCGCGCCGCCACACTTCCAACCTGATTTCGTGCATCTCCGCCAGTGCTGCGTCCCGCTCCTCGATGGTGGCAACCCAATCTTTCGGTACAATGCTGCCGCTGCTCGTGCGTTGGTCTGTAAACTCGCGGTTTAGCAGCATATGAAGCTCGTTACGGCGGTCAAACAGTTCGTTGTCGGCCATCGTTCTAACGTCTTTCATGATTTCGTCCTCCCTTGTGTTTCTCCCTTGACCTGATATAATTGTACATCAAAAGCTGTACAGAATCAAGAGGAAATCAGAATCTTAACAATTTTATGGTATTAGCATATATACCATGTTAGAACGTGCGATACATGCTAATACAATCGCGGGAATACGTCCAGACTTAGCAGGCGGCGTGGGTTTTTGTCCGCGCTTCGGCGTGCGGCGGCAATTTTGTGATAGGTCACATGATCCAGCAGCGTGCGCAGCAGGGCGTTTTTATCTGCGGCGGTCGGCGCGTGCCGGTATGCGTCCAGCACCGTGCGCAGGCGCGGCAGAATGGCAGCGCGGGCGGCTTCCGGCGATGGGGACGACAGCTTATCCGCCTCGGCTTCCGCCGCGCTGATTTGGGCGTCCAGGGCCATCCTGCGCGACATATAATCGGATGGAGAATATATGCCGGTTTCTACTAGTTCCTGCGCGCGGGTGATCTGTGCGCGGGCCGTGGCGATCTGCCGCCGTAGCGCGGCGATTTCGTCCGCGTGGTCGTCGCGCTTTTCGATGGCTTCCGGCTGGATATAGTCCGCGCACCAGCCTTCCAGGATTTCCAGCAACGCGTTTTCAACAATTTCCAGATATGTCGCGGACGTCGGGCAATCCGGGGTTGTGCAGGTCAGCAGCGGACGCCTTCCACGGCTGTTGGTGCGCACCATAATATGGCCACATTCACCGCATACGATTAGTCCGGATAATGGGTTTTGCATGACGGCATTTGTGTTGATGGGGGCTTTATGACGCTGATCATTTATGCGATTCTGTACGGCCTGCCATGTTTCCGCGTTGATCAGCGCTGGGAACGCCGCTTCGACGATCAATTGGGATGGGCTTTTAATCTGGCGTTTAACGCGCCTGCCGTCCTCGATCACGGACACCATCGACCTTCTTCCCCATACCAGTCGACCTACATAGACGGGATTTTTCAAGATATTTCGGACGGATGCCAGCCGCGGCGCGTGACCGGGGGTGAACTGGATGCCCATGGCGTTCAGGCGTGACGCAATCGCCTGGTATCCAGCTTCGGTTTTTGCGTACCATTCAAATATCAGGCGGACGATGGGCGCGGTCTTTTCGTCAATAGCCAGCGTCGTTCCGGTCTGCGACTTTTCCAGCCGGTAGCCATACGGCGGATTTCCGGCGACCCAATGCCCGGCGGCAACGCTGCGCGTCCGTCCTTCGCGAAGGCGCTGGGATATTTTTTTATATTCAAAACGGGCCATGAACATGGAAAAATCCAGCATATCATCATCTGTGGGATTCGCAGGATCAATGTCGCGGCTTGGCGTGATAATCAGCGTATGGGACGCGGCGAACGTCAGCTTGATGATTTCCTGATCGATGCTGTCACCGCGCCCGAGGCGGTCTATATCATTGACCAGGACGCCGGTATACATGCCCGCCTTGACGTCGGCCAGTAGGGCTTGCATCTGCGGGCGGGCGGCTATGCTGTCGCCGGAGATAATTTCGGCGTATTCGCGCGCGATAAAAAGCCCGCGCCGCCTGGCGTAGTCCGTCAGCGCGGCGCGGTGCTTTGCCAGCGTTTCACCTTCCCCGCGCGCTTCCGCGTCCAGATCGGCGCGGGACTTGCGAAGGTAAAGGGCATATGTGTTCATGTTCTCCTCCCGCGCTTATGCCTTTTTGCGGCGGCTGCCGATGACGAAGCCAAGGCCGGACAGCAGTGCCGTGACGGCCGTGTAGATCATCGATATGCCGATGTCGCCGAACGCGTTCATGCCGGACACCAGACAAATGACGCTGAACACCAACAGCAGGATTCCGATTGCCAACATATCCAATTCCTCCCTTATTAATCATGGGACGCGTGATGCGCCCCTCGTATTCACCTGATCTTCCCGACGACCTTCCCATAGATGCGCATACCGTCCAGCGCGTGGCCGGTAATGTCCGCAAATTCCGGATTGATGGATTCAAGCGCGGACACGGTATCGCCGTCCAGGCGCACGCGCTTGCAGACCATGCCCTCCTCGCCATCGATCCACACGACGGCGATGTCGCCGTCTTCGATGCGCGCGTCCTTGTTCACGAACACGGTGCAGCCGTCCGGGAAATCCGGCTCCATCGACCGACCCATGATGCCGAC